TTACCCTGCTTTCTTATGGGGCATACATGGGACACTTTCAGATAGTCTTTTGTTAAGGAGTTCTATCTGTTCGTGATTGTTGTCTTTCATCCATGCTCCGTAAACATTGAATACCATTTGTGCGTTTGTGTGGCCCATCTGGCTTGCGATAAAACTAGGATTAGCTCCTGCGGCAAGTGACCAGCATGCATAAGTATGCCTGGATTGGTACGATTTTCTGTGTCTCAGACCTGCGCGTTTTAAGATACTTGTCCATGACTCCCTGATGGAGTCAACCTTGTAGTGAGGTCCGGACAACTGCTGCTGTTTTGTTACCTGAGGACTAAAAACAAAAGTGCATTTATGCACAGCAGTTCTCCCATATTCCCTCTGCTTCACCTCTACAGAATGTTGCTTTCCAAGCATGGTCATTTCCGCCTGGCTTTTAAGAGCATCAATAGCTGGTTGAACCAGATGAATTGTCCTTCCGGTGCCTGCATCGGTTTTTGGTGGAGTGAATTCGCCAAGTTTTGTATAATTTCTACGGATGGTTATAGTCCTTGCTTTAAGGTCTATATCTTCCCATGCCAGCGATACCAACTCCCCGTGACGAATACCCGTGTATACAGCGAGAATCCACAGGTTTTTTGTTTGTTGATGACGGCAAGCCTCAATAAAACGAATAAATTCGTCACGGGTGAGAGGATCTGGTTTTACCTTGGACTTTTTTAAGGGAGCCAGACCGTTAAATGGGTTTCCTGAGGTATAACCATTATCTGTTGCAAATTGAAACATTCCAGCTATGGTTGTCATATAGTAGTTTACCGTGACCACTGAGCGCCCTTTTATGGAAGAAGTCTTTCCATTAGAAAGCTTTTGGTAACCGGTCAACAAATCTCTCCTTACGAAAAGTAAATCCTCTTTTGTTATGGATGAAACCAGTTTTTTTTCACCTAACATTGGTAACATGTTTTTAATTACTGACTGGTAACGGTTAAGTGCATTCGCACAAATCTCAATTTTCTTAAGGTCCAACCATTTTTCCGAAAGTGCCTTAACGGTTATCTCTCTTTTTCCCAGACCAAAGTGTTTCAGGTTAGGGGAATTAGGGAACTGCGCGGCGTAGTCGAAACTCCCCATTCTGATTGCAAAACAAACGGAAGTGCGAAGTTCACCAGCGATCTTCCGGTTTTTGGCTGTGTCAGGAACACCGAGGTTTTCTCTGACACGTTTGCCATTATAGTGAAACCATATACGGAGTGATCCGCCATGGTTTTCAACGCCTGTCGGGTATGATGCGTTACTCATTAAACCTCCCAGACGTCCAGGAGCATTAACAGGTTAACCGGAACTTGCATTTTTGGCACCTGGTTGTTTCTGGTTTTCGATCCATCGCATAATTTCTTCGATGTTGTACAGGCATTCACTGTAATGCCCAGGATCACCTTCTACTGAACCGCCCCGGAAATCCTGGAGACTAAACTCCCTGAGAAAGAGGTAAACAGGATGACTAAAAATACTCGTTTTTCCCCCGAAGTCCGTCAGCGGGCGATTCGTATGGTTCTGGAAAGTCAGGATGAATATGACTCACAGTGGGCGGCAATTTGTTCCATTGCCCCAAAGATTGGCTGTACGCCGGAGACTCTGCGTGTCTGGGTTCGCCAGCATGAGCGGGATACCGGGGGCGGTGATGGTGGGCTCACCAGCGCTGAACGTCAGCGTCTGAAAGAGCTGGAACGTGAAAATCGTGAACTGCGCCGCAGTAACGATATCCTTCGCCAGGCTTCCGCTTATTTTGCGAAGGCGGAGTTCGACCGCCTCTGGAAAAAATGATGCCACTGCTGGATAAGCTGCGTGAGCAGTACGGGGTCGGACCGGTATGCAGCGAACTGCATATTGCCCCGTCAACGTATTACCATTGTCAGCAACAGCGACATCATCCGGATAAACGCAGTGCCCGTGCGCAGCACGACGACTGGCTGAAGAGAGAGATACAGCGCGTATACGATGAAAATCATCAGGTGTACGGTGTGCGTAAAGTCTGGCGTCAGTTGTTACGGGAAGGAATCAGGGTGGCCAGATGTACAGTGGCACGTCTCATGGCGGTTATGGGACTTGCCGGTGTTCTCCGGGGTAAAAAGGTCCGTACGACCATCAGCCGGAAAGCCGTTGCCGCAGGCGACCGCGTAAACCGTCAGTTCGTGGCAGAACGACCTGACCAGCTGTGGGTGGCTGATTTTACTTACGTCAGCACATGGCAGGGCTTCGTCTATGTGGCGTTTATCATTGATGTGTTTGCCGGATACATCGTGGGGTGGCGGGTCTCATCGTCTATGGAAACGACATTCGTGCTGGATGCGCTGGAGCAGGCGTTGTGGGCCCGTCGTCCGTCTGGCACCATCCATCACAGCGATAAAGGCTCTCAGTATGTGTCACTGGCCTATACGGAGCGACTAAAAGAAGCCGGATTACTGGCATCAACAGGGAGTACAGGCGACTCGTATGACAACGCGATGGCTGAGAGCATCAATGGTCTTTACAAAGCGGAGGTAATACACCGTAAGAGCTGGAAAAACCGTGCAGAAGTGGAACTGGCCACACTAACGTGGGTGGACTGGTATAACAATCGACGATTGCTGGGAAGGCTGGGCCATACTCCTCCGGCAGAAGCAGAAAAAGCTTATTATGCTTCCATCGGAAACGATGATCTGGCAGCCTGAGTTCACAGATAAAACACTCTCCAGGAAAACCGGGGCGGTTCACTACAGCGTAATGGCGGTATTCTTTTCCCTGCATCCATGACTTTCTTCTGGCCCGCTCGATGGTGCCGGGCTTTAGCCCTGTTGATGCAATAAGGACTCTCTCCGTACACCATTTGCTGGGGGTTATCTGATAGATGATTGTCTGCATGCCAACCTCATAAAACTTTCATCCACGGCAGTGGCACCACACGTCAAACATTCGTTTCACAACTTCACGGCAGTAGAAGCCGTCGACATCACGGGTCAGGTCGTAGCGATTGCCGAATGTCTTGCGAACCCAGAACTCAAAAGCCGTATGCATGTATCACCTCCGTTGCATTGCGCGTAATTTTTTCAGGCGCATTTCCTGCTCAGTGCCCGCCAGAATTTTGCGGTACTCCTGTTGGTCAATATGTTCGAACAGGTTGTTGAACTCACCAATGCGTACCCGTCCGGAGCGCCCGTCCATGCGTCGAAAGAACACTGAGTGCTGAGTACTGCGAGTAATCACCACAGGGTATCCGGCTCTGTCCGTGTATATCTGACCACGTTGAATCAGAGCGAACATTCCTTTATCCCCAGCGGAAAAGCGAATACAGAATAAATGCCACCGCTATTGCAACTCCAACTGCGGTGAATGCTTCAGGCCAATTCATCATTTCACCTCCTGCGGCGGCTCCGGTAGCGGCATCCAGTGGGTTACTTTCGATGCCGGTTCTTCCCCATTGTCAGTAACTGCCCACCATTTGTTTCTCGAACAATCGTAATACCCTTCGAAGGTATCGCACTCAGTCCAGCCGTAAGACTTCCCCCAACACCAAACATACTGTTTATCGTTCGGCATTCGCTCACTACAGCTTATCCAACCATCCGGAGTTACCGGAGAGTTGCCAGCCTTGCGCATGGCAATCTCCATGATTTCAACCATATCTCCTGGTGGAATTTTACAATGCTGACCAATATGCCTCTGCTGCCTGGCATATTCGAGGATGTGCTCCAGCTTGATACGATTAATCATGATTTATCTCCCTGAAGCATGGCTTCGCGGCAGTCGTTCCAGCCTTCAGCATAATCACTATACGCAAGAGGCCAACCGTTTCTGTATTCACGCGGCAACTTATCAGGCACTACCAGCGCTGGCGGCGCGGAGAATAGTGGTTTAGGTGATATTTCCGCACGTTTTGCGTATGCTTCAACTGTGTCAGGGTTAAACAGGATTATGTTTTCACCGCATTCCCACGCTATCGGTTCTGCTTCCAGCGATGCCAGTGCAATTTCATAAGCACGGCGCTCAATATTGTCTCGAACGTCCAAGCTGCCTATGCGCTCTTTGATTTCTTTAATCAGTTCTTTGTCGGTAATAGTGGTCATGCCGCGTTTCCTTCTTTCTTATTAACAATTACACCGTCATATATTTCATTAAGGTGCCCTCTCAACTCCATGCGCCTTAATGCAGACAACATGTAATCGCATTCAACCTGCTTATTTCCAGTAAATGGCTTATCGTCAGGATTACCCCAACAGCAATTACCCTTGGGCCACCCATGTACTTTCCGTACTCTTCCGTTAACAACGTGAAGTAATCCCCAGCCAGGTGGTAAATCCTCAATTGAAATAATTCCCGGCTCACTAATAAAGAATCGCCAGTCGCCCATTCCAAGAGACGGATTTTTACGAAAACGCTTTTTTCTATCTGCCAACAAGTCAGCACGAGAACATTTCGCCAATCAGGCATGATGCTGAATTTCTGAATCCCATAGCATCTGGCTGTTCTCCGGTACTGGTTACAGCTATAAAGCGGTCATGAAAACAAACCTTGAAACCGTTGCGCTTAAGGAACTTGTACGCAATCTGACAGAGTTCGCGGTGTGTTAACGCCATATCACTCTCCTTTGATGCGAATGCCAGCAAGCCAGTTTCTTATGCCGATATATTCAGCGTTCCTGAAACCGCTTTTTACATATATAAATGGCAAGCGAAGATTGTGACCATTGACTGCCAGGTAGTCTTTACAACCCTGTTCGGTGAAACAGCAGGTAACGAATTCATCAATATCTTTCACAGCAACGCGCCGCCATTTTTCTGGTGGCTCTCGAAAGTTTTCATGAAGTAGCTCGAGACGACGACTATGGCGTTTATTGGCTTCATTGCCATCTTCGTCAACCCAGACAATCCGGTCATGGTCATAATCAGCATCAACAGCGATTTCGCGCTTTTGATACACACAAAACATGGGATCTGACGTTATTCGATTGTCCTGTGTTCGAATATTTTCACCGATGATGCCAAACGAATCTGGTGCAGATTTTGTCTGCATCTCTTCGATACGTTCAGCCATCGCAGCACACTCTTCAAAGTTGCTTAATGCTTTTCGCTCCCATTCGGCGCATTGTTTTTCCAGTTCTGCTATGCGCTTACTTCCATCCGCGATTACTCCCTCGTAATATTCACGCTGCTCGTTGAGTTTTGATTTTGCTGCTTCAAGCTCAACACGCAGCTTCCCAACCGTAAGCGCAATCTCCTCGTTCTCCTGGTCGCGGCGTTTGATGTATTGCTGGTTTCTTTCCCGTTCATCCAGAAGCGCCAGCGCAACATTTGGATTAAAGGCAGCAATAAATTCAGCGTTTGCATAAGCCTGAACATCTGTTTCAACCAGGCAGTTAACATGACATTCCGCAATCACACCACCGGGTTCTCCTTTCCATTTTTGGCAAACAAAAACTCCTGTTAAATTGCCGTGCTGGTTAACAGATGTATGCCCTACGATGTAGCTTCCTTTAGTTGCTTTCTCTGCCTTTTCACGCAGTGCCTGATAATTAATTTCGCTCACTTCGAACCTCTCTGTTTACTGATAAGCTCCAGATCCTCCTGGCAACTTGCACAAGTCCGACAACCCTGAACTGCCAGGCGTCTTCGTTCATCTATCGGATCGCCACACTCACAACAATGAGTTGCGGATACAGTCTGGTAGTTCAGGCGACGCATTTTTATTGCTGTATTGCGCTGTAATTCTTCAATTTCTGATGCTGAATCAATGATATCTGCCATCTTTCATTAATCCCTGAATTGTTGGTTAATACGCTTGAGGGTGAATGCGAACAATAAAAAAGGAGCCTGTAGCTCCCTGATGATTTTGCTTTTCATGTTCATCGCTCCTTAAAGACGCCGTTTAACATGCCGATCGCCAGACTTAAATGAGTCGGTGTGAATCCCATTAGCGTTACCGTTTCGCGGTGCTTCTTCAGTACGCTACGGCAAATGTCATCGACGTTTTTATCCGGAAACTGCTGTCTGGCTTTTTTGATTTCAGAATTAGCCTGACGGGCAATGCTGCGAAGGGCGTTTTCCTGCTGAGGTGTCATTGAACAAGTCCCATGTCGGCAAGCATAAGCACACAGAATATGAAGCCTGCTGCCAGAAAAATGCATTCTGTTGTTGTCATGCCGGGTCTCTCTCGTTTGCTTCTGCTTTCGCCGCCATCATTTCCAGCTTTTGTGAAAGGGATGTGGCTATCGTATGAGATTCTTCGTCTGTTTCTACTGGTATTGGCACAAACCTGACTCCAATTTGAGCGAGGCTATGTGCCATCCCGATACTCGTTCTTAATTCAACAGGAGATGCTTTGTGCATACAGCCCCTCGTTTATTATTTATCTCTTCAGCCAGCCGCTGTGCTTTCAGTGGATTTCGGATAACAGAAAGGCCGGGAAATACCCAGCCTCGCTTTGTAACGGAGTAGACGAAAGTGATCGTGCCTACCCGGATATTATCGTGAGGATGCTTCATTACCATTGCTCCCCATATACAAAACCAATTTCAGCCAGTGCCTCGTCCATTTTTTCGATGAACTCCGGCACCATCTCGTCAAAACTTGCCATGTACTTTTCATTCCGCTCAATCACGACATAATGCAGGCCTTCACGCTTCATGCGCGGGTCATAGTTGGCAAAGTACCAGGCATCTTTTCGTGTCACCCACATGCTGTACTGCACCTGGGCCATGTAAGCCGATTTTATGGCCTCGAAACCACCGAGCCGGAACTTCATGAAATCCCGGGAGGTAAACGGGCATTTCAGCTCAAGGCCGTTGCCGTCACTGCATAAACCATCGGGAGAGCAGGCGGTGCGCATACTTTCGTCGCGATAGATGATCGGGGATTCAGTAACATTCACGCCGGAAGTGAACTCAAAGAGGGTTCTGGCGTCGTTCTCGTACTGTTTTCCCCAGGCCAGAGCCTTAGCGTTAACTTCCGGAGCCACACCGGTGCAAACCTCAGCCAGCAGGGTGTGGAAGTAGGACATTTTCATGTCAGGCCACTTCTTTCCTGATCGGGGTTTTGCTATTACGTTGTGAATTTCTGAAGCTGTGATGACGCCGAGCCGTAATTTGTGCCACGCATCATCTCCCTGTTCGACAGCTCTCACGTCGATCCCAGTACGCTGCAGGATAATGTCCGGTGTCATGCTGCCACCTTCTGTTCAGTGGCTTTTTGTTTCAGGAATCCAAGAGCTTTTACTGCTTCGGCCTGTGTCAGTTCTGACGATGCACGAATGTCGCGGCGAAATATCTGGGAACAGAGCGGCAATAAGTCGTCATCCCATGTTTTATCCAGGGCGATCAGCAGAGTGTTAATTTCCTGCATGGTTTCATCGTTAACCGGAGTGATGTCGCGTTCCGGCTGACGTTCTGCAGTGTATGCGGTATTTTCGACAATGCGCTCGGCTTCATCCTTGTCATAGATACCAGCAAATCCGAAGGCGAGACGGGCACACTGAATCATGGCTTTATGACGTAACATCCGTTTGGGATGCGACTGCCACGGCCCCGTGATTTCTCTGCCTTCGCGGGTTTTGAATGGTTCGCGGCGGCATTCATCCATCCACTCGGTAACGCAGATCGGATGATTACGGTCCTTGCGGTAAATCCGGCATGTGCAGGATTCATTGTCCTGCTCAAAGTCCATGCCATCAAACTGCTGGTTTTCGTTGATGATGCGGGACCAGCCATCAACGCCCACCACCGGAACGATGCCGTTCTGCTTATCAGGGAAGGCGTAAATTTCTTTCGTCCACGGATTAAGGCCGTACTGGTTGGCGACGATCAACAATGCGATGAACTGCGCATCGCTGGCATCACCTTTAAATGCCGTCTGGCGAAGAGTGGTGATCAGTTCCTGTGGGTCGACAGAATCCATGCCGACACGTTCAGCCAGCTTCCCTGCCAGCGTTGCGAGTGCTGTACTCATCCGTTTTATACCTCTGAATCAATATCAACCTGGTGGTGAGCAATGGTTTCAACCATGTACCGGATGTGTTCTGCCATGCGCTCCTGAAACTCAACATCGTCATCAAACGCACGGGTAATGGCTTTTTTGCTGGCCCCGTGGCGTTGCAAATGATCGATGCATAGCGATTCAAACAGGTGCTGGGGCAGGCCTTTTTCCATGTCGTCTGCCAGTTCTGCCTCTTTCTCTTCACGGGCGATCTGCTGGTAGTAACGCGCCCAGCTCTGAGCCTCAAGACAATCCTGAATGTAATAAGCGTTCATGGCTGAACTCCTGAAAATGGCTGTGAAAATATCGCCCGCGAAATGCCAGGCTGATTAGGAAAACAGGAAATGGGGTTAGTGAATGCTTTTGCTTGATCTCCGTTTCAGCATTAATATCCATTTTTTATAAGCGTCGACAGCTTCACGAAACATCTTTTCATCGCCAATAAAAGTGGCGATAGTGAATTTAGTCTGGATAGCCATAAGTGTTTGATCCATTCTTTGGGACTCCTGGCTGATTAGGTATGTCGATAAGGCGTTTCCATCCGTCACGTAATTTACGGGTGATCGTTCAAGTAAAGATTCGGAAGGGCAGCCAGCAACAGGCCACCCTGCAATGGCATATTGCATGGTGTGCTCCTTATTTATACATAACGAAAAACGCCTCGAGTGAAGCGTTATTGGTATGCGGTAAAGCCGCACTCAGGCGGCCTTGATAGTCATATCATCTGAATCAAATATTCCTGATGTATCGATATCGGTGATTCTTATTCCTTCGCTACCATCCATTGAAGGCCATCCTTCCTGACCATTTCCATCATTCCAGTCGAACTCACACACAACACCATATGCATTTAAGTCGCTTGAAATTGCTATAAGCAGAGCATGTTGCGCCAGCATGATTAATACAGCATTTAATACAGAGCCGTGTTTATTGAGTCGGTATTCAGAGTCTGACCAGAAATTATTAATCTGGTGAAGTTTTTCCTCTGTCATTACGTCATGGTCGATTTCAATTTCTATTGATGCTTTCCAGTCGTAATCAATGATGTATTTTTTGATGTTTGACAT